TCTATAATGTTTGAAAAGTTAAATGACAGACTATTAGAAGAAGACTCGAAGAAAAGATTAAATAAAGATTGTCCAAATGAAGATGAACAGAAAATGATTGGACAAAAGAGAGATAAAAGAAACTTAGAAGAAATGTTTGAAGTTATTAAGCAAGAAATACGAGATAAAAGAGGAGTCGAAGAAGAAAATTACGACGAAGATGAATGTGATTAACACTTCACTATATGATTTAGCCTTATTTATTAATATAGTGAATACGGAGGCTGTACATAATGAAATACAATAGATATGAAAACGAGTCTGATGAAGAACTTATTTTCAGAGTATGTCAAGATAAAGATTTAATTGGTACTTGGGGACAGGTAGCAGACATCTTAAATGATTTACTTGGTGCTGAATACACAGAAAGCAAGTACAGAAAACAATATACTGCATTTACAAAAATGTTTAAAGCAAACGAGAATAAATTTATTTCAGACGATAATTATATTAAACAACTCAGAGAACAAGAACAAGAATTAAAAAAAGAAAGACAAAAACTTTCGGATGAACGAATAGAATTTAATAAACAGATTCGTGAACAAGCAAGAAGAGAGTCTTTCGAGGATTTAATTAAAAGAGTTGTTTGTGAGAACGTAGAACCTATTGAGATTAACACAAATCCAATTAGGGCAAACTATGTTACTGATAATGATGTAGTTGCGCATATTACAGATATACATACTGGCATTGAGATAGATAATTTTAAAAATACATTTAATGAAGATGTGCTAAAAGATAGATTAGAAAATTACATTGCTAAAATTATTGATGTAAAAAGAGTACATAATTCAGAAAATTGTTATTTGGTGATTTCTGAAATTTTAAGCGGTATTATCCATAATACTTTGCGTATTCAAAACAATATGGATTTAATGCAACAGTTTAAATATGTCTCAGAATTGTTATCATCATTATTAATTGAATTATCAAATGAATTCAATGAAGTTTACGTTTACACTGTAATGGGAAATCATAGCAGAGTATCTCCAAAGAAAGAAGAATCATTACAAGGAGAGAATATGGATATTTTGTTGCCATTTTATTTAAAAGCAAGATTGCAAAATATATACAATATTCATATTTGTGATAATGATATATGTGAAGATATTGCTATTTTCAATGTAAGAAATAGTAGAGTAATGGCTTCACACGGAGATAAGGATTCGCCTAAAAACGTAGTACAAAGATGGACTATGATGTTCGGAGAAAAACCCGATTTGGTACTTTTAGGACATAGACATACAAACGGTTTGACTACTGAGTATGATACTAAAATTATCCAAAGTGGATGTTTTTGTGGAACAGACGATTATGCTATGAGTATTAGAAGAACAAATAAGCCAGAACAGATTATATCTGTAGTCTCAGATAATGGGCTTGAGTGCATATATGATGTTCAGCTAGATTAAGGAAGGATTTATTATGAGAGATTGGAAAGATTGGTTAAGATGTGCTGGTATTAGAGCAATTAAAACCGTTGCTCAGACTGCCATTTCTACAATTGGAACTTCTGCCTTTGTATTGTCAGAAGTAAATTGGGGAGTCGTACTAAGTGCGTCTTTATTGGCTGGTTTACTTTCAATTTTAACAAGTATTGGAGGACTTCCCGAAGAAAAAGCAAAAGAGGTGGATAATTAATGGCTGTTATTATTGGAAGTGCTAGACACGATGAAAATGGTAAGTATGTTGGTGGGGCAGTAGGAGATAGTTTACAAAAGATTAATTCTGCTGGATTTGACACCAAAGGAGAAGTTTCTTCTCAGAATTTTTATGTTCATTCAAAAGGATGGGTTATTTTAAGACCTAAAGATGCGAATTTTGCAAATGCTTTAGCATTTTGTATGGCTGTTGCTTGTATTAATGAGAATATTGGTTACGACCAAAGCAATAGGTTAGGTGCTTACAAACATGGTATAGATACAAAAGTAAAGACAGAAACAGATTGTAGTGGTTTGGTTCGTGCTTGCATTAAACAATGTGGACATCCAATTTCAGATTTTAATACTACAACAGAAGCAAAAGTATTAGTTACAAGCGGATTGTTTGATAAAGTTGCGTTTACTAAAGCATCTGATTTGTATGTGGGCGATGTGCTGGTAACAAAGAGTAAAGGACATACTGTAATAGTGATTGCAAATGCAAAAGCTCGTACTACTAAAGCTCAAAATCCTTATGCAGAACCTACTTATAATTTAAAGAAAGGTTCTAAGGGTGAAGGTGTTAAATGGTTACAATTTGAGCTTAATGAAAGTGGTGCAAATTTAACAGTCGATGGAATTTTCGGTAACGGAACTTTGACTGCTGTTAAAGCTTACCAGAAAGCGCATGGTCTAACGGCAGATGGAATTGTAGGTGTAAACACAAGAAATTCACTAAAAGCAAATTAATTATAATTATATTTGGGAGGCGTTACATTTGTAGCGACCTCCTAGTACATATTTTAAGGAGACAAGATGCCTAGTAAGAAAACAAACTTGCTAAGGTTTTGCCCTATGTGTAATACGGAATTAGAGGCATCTAATTTCTTTACATCAAAGAATCCACATCACAATGGTTATTTGTTATATTGCAAAGACCATTGCAATAAAATATATAAGGAAAACTTAGCAAAAACAAAACAAACTGCAAGTGCTATGTGGTTCACTTGTGCAGAAATAGGAATCCCATTTGTTCAAGAAATCTATAAAAGTTGTGAACAGACTAAAAGAGATAGAATTGAACAAAGAAAGAATGAAATAAATCAAGATAATGGAAAACCTAAATATACACCAAAACAAATGAAGGATTATATTGAGAATTACAAAGATTTTTCATATTATGTTGATTTATTAAGAAAAACTAATAGTGGTGTCGAAGATTGGTCTACTTTTATGAGTGGAACAGATGTTGATTATAAAGACATCAATGGTTTAGTTAAAAGTAATGAAGTTATTGAGGCAGAAAAACAACAATATATTATGAATTGGGGAAATCAAGATTGTATTGAAGATTACCAATTCTTAGACAACTGCTTTGAAAAATATACTAAAGGTATTGAATTTACAAATTCTCAGCAAGAAGATTTATATAGAGACTTATGTAGAGATAGATTGTTATTAAGAAAAATTAATGATGGTAGATATAATGGTGACGAAACCATTGATAGAGTACAGACTAGAATAGGTCGATTAATGTCTACTCTTAAAGTTGATGAATTTGAAAATCATAGACCAAAAACTATTTCGGAACAATTATTGTTTCAAAAGATTGCTCAAATTGAAGAAACTAAACCTGCTGACCTATATAAAGATTATGATAGATATAGAGATGTTAGTAAGTTAAGAAAGTATGAGCAAGATATGGTGTACAGACCACTAAAAAATGACTTGTTAGGTGCTAGAGATTTTAATGTTAATTTAGATGACCTAGAACAATACAAGATTGAATAGGGGGTGGTTTGTATGGTAAAAGATGAAGAGATAAAAACTTTAGTCAAAGAAAGTAACAAAAAGAAAGGTTTGACTAAAGAACAAAAAGAACAAAACGTAATAGAATGGACAACATTTTATCGTAGAAACTTAGACATATTTAATGAAGATTATTTAGAGATTAAAGGTCTTTGTGTTATGCAAAGGCAAATGATAAATAATTTTAGTGATAATGATGTAAATGCCACAGTTTGTAGTCGTGGACTTGGTAAAAAATAAAGTATTATTAAAGGAGGGTTTACCCTTGAAACAAGATAAATGGAAAGAATTAACAGAAAAAGAAATAGAATATATAAAGAATAATTATCACAATACCCAAACTAGAGAAATATATGAATTATTAAATATTCCAAAAAATCAATTAGAATTTATTTGTTCTAAATATAATTTAAAAAAAGACAAAGATTTCAAAGTCATTAGAAAAGATAGTTCTCTTACAATAGAGCAATGTGAATATATATTAAAAAATTATTCAAATATGTCAAATAATGACATTTGTAATAATTTAGGTATAAAATATGATGATTTGAAAAGATTCGCGAACAGAAGAAAATTAAAAAAGAACAAAGACGCAAATAGTCAATATAAATACACAAAAGAACAAATAGATTATGTAAAACGTAATTATTCAAAGAAAAATAATTCTATAATTGCAAAAGAACTTGGTTTAACAGAAAGTCAAGTAAGTTATATTGCATTTCAAAACAATATAAAAAAAGATAAAGATTATACACCAAAAAAGATTAAAGGTTGTGTCTTAACAATTAAACAAAGAGATTTTATTAAAGATAATTATTCGATAATGAAAACAAATGATATTGCTAGAAAATTAAATTTAACATATGAACAAATTCATAGTTATGCTAGTAATTTAAAATTAAAAAAAGACCCAATGGCATCAAAAAGTTATAATGGTTATTGGGATATGTGTAAAGATAAAATAAAACGAAATGAATATAATGTTTTTAACTATTTAGGACATGATATAGAACCAAAAATACAAAATAATTTATTATATAAAAGCAAATATGGAAAATATAAAGTAAATCAAAATTATTTTGATGATATTGATAATGAATGGAAAGCATATTGGCTTGGTTTTTTATATGCAGATGGTTATAACATTACTGATAAAAAAAGTGGAACTAAAAATATAAATATATTTGGATTATGTTTGGCTACTATTGATAGAGGTCATTTACAAAAATTCTTAGATTCCTTACAATCTGATTCTAATATAAATGATTATGTTGGGCATTTAAAAGGAAAAGAGTTCTATAATTCAAAAGTAAATATATGTAATCAACACATTTGTCAAAAATTAAAAGAAAAAGGTTGTGTTCCAAATAAGTCTTTAATTTTAAAATTTCCAAATAATAATATATTACCAAATAATTTGGTTAGACATTTTATTAGAGGATATTTTGATGGAGATGGATGTATTCATATTAATCAAGAGACCAAAACTATATCATTTGGGTTAGTTGGAACAAAAGAATTTTTATCAGAAATATTAGATATATTTTATAATGAACTTAATATAGATAAAAAGCAAATATGCAAAAAGAAAAACAATAACGCTTATAATATTTCTTATAGTTCCATAACAGACATTGAAAAAATATATAAATATCTTTATAAAGATTGTAATATATATTTAGAAAGAAAATTAAATAAATTTAATACTTTATTATGCTTAGACTAAATAAAAGATAGGATAGTTTAGTCTGTAATCGGGCAAAATCGGTGAAACTCCACTAATTATTATGACAACACCGAGGTAACTTACATTTTAACATTTGTAAGCACTGTAACGAGTAGGTATTGAAACCATTTATGGAATATAATATACCCAAGAGTGTCCGACCAACACCTATCATATAATTATATTGTTGGAAAATGTACTCTGTGCTTATACGAGATTAGTAAAAGTATAAGAACATAGGATAAAGAGCCTATGGATAACATTGTCAGAAGTCATTCGACATAGGATTATTTTCGATTGATGAAGCACTTCTATATCCAAATAGTAGTATTATGATTACATCATTAACATTATCTCAAAGTAATCTTATTATATCTGAAAAGATAGAAAGAATATTTTGTAAAGAAGGAACTCCTTGGAGTAGCCCCGTATTAGTTCAACTTAAAAAAGATGGCTGGATTAAATTTAAAAAGAATGATACAGGCGATGGTAGAGTAGTTGAGTTTGGTAATGGTTCAAAAATATATGCGGTTGCTTGTGGAGAGGGAACTCGTGGTATCCGTTCAACTTGCGTTATCGTAGATGAGTACCCACTTACAAAGAAAGCAGATATTGATAAAATTATATTACCAACTCTTGAAGTTCGTAAATTTGGTGGTAGACCAATAGATTATCCCGAAGAAACAAAACAAGTATTTTTGAGTTCTGCTAGAACTAAATCTAATTGGGGATGGAAATTCTTAGTAAATTGTGTAAATCAACATTATAAAAATGAAGGATACAGAAATAGAACTCAATATGGATTTTTCTGTGGTGATATATTTACTGCTGTTGCTAATGGTATTCAAACCAAAAATCAGTATCTCCAAAGAAAAAGAGATACAGATGATTTAAGTTTTGAACAAGAATATTTGAATATTTGGCTATCTGAAAATGATAATAGTATCTTTAATTTTAAAGATTTCGAAGAATGTCAAGTATTAAATGAAAGTTTTCTACCAAGAGATACAGTAGATATAATGTCAAATATTCCACAAACTTATAATTTTGATGAAGAGAATCAAATAAGAATAATCATAGCGGATATTGCTATGTCTACGGGAAAAGAAAACGATAATACTATTGCGACTTGTATTTCATTAAATACAGAAACGGGAGTTAGAGATTACGAATATTGGGAGTCAAAATATGGTTCTAATACTATTGACCAAGTTTTATTTTTAAAGAGATTGTTTTATGAATATAAAGCCAATTATATTGCAATGGATGTTGCTGGAAATGGTCGTGGTGTATTTGATGTACTCTCCGATGAGACATATGATTCAGATTTGGATATAACTTATCCAGCGTGGAACTTATTGGAAGACCCCGATTTACAAATTAGTACAGATACAGTAGTTGATGATATTCGGAAACGTGCATATAAACAAGATGGAGAACAAGTAGTTATACCCATTAGTGGTAATGCAACGCTTAATACATCATTTCACTTATCTGCAAGAAAAAATCTTAAAAATGGTCTTGTAAGACTGTTAAAAGATGATAGTGAAATGAAACTATGGTATGAAGACAAAGATAAAGATTGGTTATTTAAATCAGCAGAAGAAAAGACAAAAATATTATTGCCATTTCTGCAAACTCGTTTTATGATTAACGAATCTATTAGTCTTGATACTGTATTTACAGAAACAGGAAATATTAAATTAAAAGAACATACGAGAACAGACACAAAAGATAGATATATTGTATTTGCATATGGAAATTATGCTTGTGATTTAATTTATAACAAATATCACAAGAGTGATGACGAAGAATATGATGACTCAGATTGGTCTTGGCTTGGAAGTTCTATATTATAATTATATTAGGAAAGGAGGAGTAAAGTGGCTAGACAAAAGAAAACTGATGAGATAAATTTAGACTCAATGACAGCAGAAGAGTCATTTAATTTATTGCAGTTTACTCAAGCAATGGATAATGTCTTTAGAGGCTATGGATATTATAACCCATTTAGTCAAAGACAAAATATGCTTGAATTAAATAATGATGCACTTGTACCCACCTATGATAAGATTTTAAAAGCACTTAAATCTGTTCCATATGATTAT